CTATAAGCTTGGATATATGTAGTGGCGGTAGCAAATAGATTTGAATTCCATTTTTTTGGATTTAAAATTAATCCAATTTTTCTAAAATCATTATTAACATTAAATCCACCCTCATTATAAGCTAATTGAACATTCATTAAAGCAAAAAATCCACCCAGTTCAGATACAGGATCAGAACCATGACCACCAGGAGGTGATATAATAGCTCTCAATTCCGAACCACCTGAAATAATAGCATTTGCTGTGGCATCTCCAGCATTAAAAATTACAGAAGGAATAGTCACATATCCTGAACCAGCTTTAGTAATAGTAATTAAATCAATAGCACCATTTGAAATAGTACATATTGCTTCCGCACCAGAACCACTACCACCTTCAAAACTAATATTAGGTGGACTAACATAATTTGATCCGGGATTTGTAAGAAGAATTGATGTGATTTGTCCTGATTCGGCAACTACTACAGCATTATTATATCCAGAACCTTTATTTGTTATATTAATATTTATAATTTTTCCATTTTTAATTTCTGATATTGCGGTGGCATTTATCCCATCACCAGTAATTGTAATATTTGGAGCCGATACATAACCACTTCCACCATCTATAACTTTAATAATATCGATTATACCTGGAATCGCAGCTTGTTGAACATCAAATTGTTTACTTCCATCTGATATCAAAAGCTCTTTTACAGGAATCCATTGGTCTGTCAAAAATCTTTGAGCATCGGCTGAATTAACATTAAACATAAACTTCCATTGATATTTGTCAGCCGTAGAAATTACTTTTATTGAAGTACCTGTTGGTTTAACAAAAGATGGAGAATTACCAAAATTATATAAACATTTATAAACATTAAATTCATCAGTAATAATATAAAATGGTTTTAATGCTAATTCAGGATCAAACAAATCAATACTATCATCATATTCTTGATAAACGGTACCAGATATCCAATTATATCTGGGTATAACAAGAGAACAATTAGAAGCACTAAGGCGCTTTAAATGAAATATTTTTGTCCAATTATTAATATGATCTAAAACAACGTCTGTTGGTATATCGGGAATATTATCATCTGTCCAAGGAAGAGTTTTTCCAATAAAAACATATATATTATTATTAGATAAATTATCGCTTAATCCAGAAATAAATTTCTGTGCAGCATAAATTCGAAATTTGGTTGTAACTATAGCAGCCATTTGATTATATTTATGGTAGAACTATACCTCTATCCGATAAAAGAGTTCTTAAAAATTTATAAGTTTGAGTATATTCAAAATTTGTTAAAGCCCTATTATAAATTATAACATAAGCAACCATACCATTTAAAAAATTACCCACTCCTTCTATTGGATTTATAGTAATGATATTAGTATTTCTTCCACCCCAAAAACCCACACCCCAATCATTTTCACCAAATCGATTTAGAAAATTTTCCGCTATTTGAGAAGATGTATATAAAAATCCCCAAATAGATTTTCCAAAAATAGATTTATTAAAATAGGTGTTATTTGTTATGGGAGAAATGAATCCTTGATTACCTATAGTCCATCCTGTTGAGTTGTTTATAATAGGTGTTCCATCAACATCAGTTGTATACGAACCTTTAATATAAGATAAATTATTAAAATCTGCACTCAATATATTATTTTCATACCTTAAACCAGCACAAAACCAAATATTTGGATTAATAGTACCACTTGGAAATTCTATAAATAAATCATTCCTTAATCCATTATTTTTTTGAGATCTAAATATTAATTTTCCTGAAGTATCAACCTTTATTTCATAACCAGTAGTAGACGAATTTTTATTTGAATCTATTGATCCAACAAGTGAACAATCTTGTAATAAATTTGTAACTTTGGCAACTATAATAACTGATTGTTTTAATGGATTAATAGGAACCGAATTACATGATACCATTTGGTTTATACCATTAAACGATAAACCCACTGAAGAAAATGTAGGATCACAACTTTCAATAAGTAAATTCCTACCCAAAATACCATTTTTATCCGTACCTTCAGTTAATATATCACCAGATCTAGGTGGTGACATCATTTCATCAATAAGAGTTTCATTATTTCTAAAAATACCAACAATATTAGTTAACCGTAAAACAGAGGTATATGGTATATCAGGATCATAATTAGGTGGTGAAATAATTTCATCTATAACAATACCTGTTGCTCCATTAATACTTCCCGTAACAGTATGACCTGGAACCATAGGAGGACAAACATACCCATCTAATCCTGCTAAATTAACCAAATTAAATGTACCTATTTGGTTATAACCTACTGGAGGTATGTGAATGTCATATAAAATTTCTGGATCAATACCCTCAATACAATCATATTCAGTAACAATATCAATTAAAGGAATTTTATTTGGTATATTAAAAATTTTTACGTAAGAATCAGCAACATGGTTTCGTTTAGAATTTGGTTTTAATATTACATCACCAACAACTCTATCACTATACATATCGTTTGGAGTATTAGTATAACCCCTTCGATCACCATAATAAGATGCATTAGGTGCTGGATAAGATTTTAATGGTGTTACAAATTCATCAAGTTCTCCTGCATTAACTCTATATTCTTTTGCAAAATGTTCATATGGTGCGAAATAAAATTTATTTCGTTCAAGAGTTTTAAAAGTTGGTCCAATCATAAATTTATTTTGGACTTGAACTTGACCAAACAATATAGTTCCTACTGGATGTAATAATTTTTTAACAATATCTCGATAAATATTAATTGAATTTCCAACCTTTAATACATAAGAAAAATCTTGCCAATAATAACTATCTTGTAATTTTTTATCCGATGATAAAAAGCTATCAGTATTTAACCATCTTCCTGGATAAACACCTAAAGCACCAACTTCTGCAATACAAACAGCATCACCATTACCTATTTTTGAAGAATCAATATTAGGAGCAACTTCATAATTTAAACCAAAATCTTTAATTAAAACTTTTTTAATTTTCCCTAATGAAATAGAATAATGAGAACTATTATTTGGTAATTCCAACCAATCTCTATCTACTTCAATAATTTCTGTTATTGGATTATATGATAATATAGATCGTATTTGACCAGAACCTGGACCATCAATAATTGTAATATTCATCCCAATATAATAATTTGATGGTTTAGGTGGATCAATTATAACTGTAGGTTCAACTGTATATCCTGAACCCGGATCATCAACTGCAATATTGCTTATTTTTCCTAAACTATTTAAAATTGCAATAGCTGTTGCATTACCTGTTAATGTAACGTTAGGTACACTTTCATAATTTCTACCTGGATTTATTATTCTAATTTTTGTAACTGTTCCTAAATCTAAGTTTATTTCCGAAATAGCTGTTGCTGTTTGTGATGAAATCGTTATTGATGGAGAACTTAAAATTTCTGGTGGTCCAGGATTAATAATAACACTATTTACTGCATTTTGTACTCTACCATTATTATAATCACCAACACTTTCAACAGAAACAATTGCACCTGAGCCAGAATCATTAGTATTTACAATTAAAACATCATTTGCTTTATAACCAGTTCCAGGATTTTCAATATTTATACCAATAACAATACCATAAATCGTTTCTTGTAAAATGTTATTGTTTGGTAAATAAACATTAATATTTTCACCTATTTGAAATTCTCCAGTAACTTCAGATAAATATAATTCTGAAACTAAAACTGATCCAAAATTAAATTGAATTACATTTTCTATGTGTGCATAAGCACCCGACATTTCACCTACAATTTCATGAGAAACATAATCAAATGTATTATGGATTGTTGAAACTCTTAAAACCTTTTCGGATGACCATTTACCATCAGATGGTTTTAAAAGATCTTTTTTAGGATAATAAAACTCTACATCTTCATCATAAAGAATCCTAAATAAAAGTTTATAACTCTTTTCTGATCCTCTAGCTCTATAAAAATCTTTAATATATTTTACTAACAATCTTTTATTAGCCAAAACATAATTAGGAATATTTAATAAAAATTCATTTTGAAAATGACTTAAAAATTGTTCTAATGTTTCATCTATATCCCGATAACTTAATAAATCACTAATACCTGTAAAAAGATTACCAGTTTCTTCTAACCATTCATAATATGCTTCCGTAAATGCAATGAATAATGGATAATTTTCTTTTATAAAATCAGGCATCTGTTGATTTATAAAAGGAGATATTTTTCTATTAGGAATTTTTGGCATCGTTCCTTACACCAATGTTATATTATTTGCAACCATACTGACATTAATATCATTATTATCTATAACCAAAATATTATTTCTTACAGGAATAACATCATTTACATTAGGAATAACCATCATTTTTATATAAGATGATAAGTCAAAAATATTTGCAGGTAAAAAAGATTTGATACTAATTTGACCTAAAGAATAATCTACCGTTCCTGCATTTGCTTTTACAATAACTTTTGATGTTCCAACTTGTTTATAAATTCTCAAATTACCTAAACTATCATCATCAAATTGGAAAGTATTTCCTGTAATATAAGATTGTGTAAATGTTGGATCACTTGTAACTATAAATTTTGAACTTGTTACAGAACCAATTTTTATAGCATTATTAAATTTAATTAAAATATCTTGATATAAATTTAAAAGTGGAATGATATTTTTTTGCATTTGTATATTTGTTAGATTATTCAAAATACAATTATCCGACAAATCTATAGCTCTAACCAATCTAGTATATCTAAATGTTCTTTCAAATTTATTAATTTCCATTGAAGCAAAATTTATAATGGCATTTATAACAACATTTTTAATTTGGTTTGCAGATAGTGTTGTGGCTGATGGATTATACTTTACTATGGAATCTATAATTAGAAAAATATATTCTGGATCTATAATTTCTGGAATAACAGTAACTATATTTTTTGATGCAAGGATATCTCTTTTTATTGTTTCTTTTGTAGTGTTGGTAATTACAAAACCAGATTTGGGTTTAAGAGAAATAAAAACTTTCCCATAAATTGGTGGATCATTATTTTCTCCACCCCAAACAGATAAAGCATCTAAATTAGGATAATCTCTTGTTAGTAATGTTTTATAATCTGATGCCGTTACTGCCCTATTTTGTGCTTCATAATTTCTAGGTGCAGAAAATCTAACCGATTCTAAAGATTCTCTATCTTCTCCACCATATGCTGGGTTTGTTGTTGTAACTAAAACATTTGTAAAACCACCAGCAGCGGAAACCACAGTAAATGTATCTGCTTTATTTGCGGCATATTTATTACCAGTAATATATTCAATAATAATAATATTATTATGGATTGGTTTTTTCCCAAGTATATCATCACCAAAAAATATTTCATATTTACCATCTTCAGATTCTTGAACAAAATATACCAACGAATTTCCATTTAATTCATTTATATCATTAGCAGGTCTATAAACTTCAATCGAAGTATTAGAAGAACTTACTTGGATTCTCACAGAAACCGTACTTAAATCTACATTTGGACTAGGTATAATAAATCTTTGTTTTGGTAAAGATGTATCGACAGTATATCGATATGTAAATCCCAAACCTTCTTTTAATATTACATTAGATTGTGTATAAATGTTGTTGATAAGATCCAAATCTAATGTGTATGCTGAGTCGGTAACAAAAATATAAGATGTTCCATCAAGCATGGTAGAAAATTTTGTAAATTTATTAATTGTTATTTTTGCTGGCGGATTTGGAATATTTGGTGTGATTACTAAATTAACAACGGCTGTTGCACATTTACAACTTTGTGGAGTATAATTTAATTGTTTTGCTATCGATATAATTGAATTTCTAAGAGCAGCACTATCCAAAAATTGTTCATTAGCTATCATATTTAAATAAAAGGCTAAATATTGCGTATTGTATGACAATATATCTAAAAGAACGGAAAGACCAGATCCTTCAAAATCATAATCTGAAAATTCGGATTGTCCTCTTAAAAATTCTTTTAGATTTAATTTGATTAAATCAAAATCTAAATCTGCTATTTGGAACTTTGAATTTAATGTTGACATTATCGTAGCCGTTCTAAAATTAATGGTAATACTATTGGTTCTGGTCTATTTTGGATACTAAAAACAATTGCTGCTTTATATGCATTTTTATCAGGATCCATATCTATTTGGATGTGTTCAACTCTAATTCTTGGTTCAAAATTTCTCAAAACATCTTCAATAGACCTTTTTATTTTAATTCCTGTTATAGGATCTATATTTTCAAACAGCATAGCCATAACATTACATCCTAATTCTGGATGCATTGGTCTTTCAAAATTTTTTGTAAATATTAAATTTTTAATCGACTCAATTATGGCTCTATTATCCATATGTTTTGCAACATCTTTAGTAATAGGATGTTTTGAAAACAAAAGATTTAGATCTTTAAAGTGGCGTGTTATTGGCATTATTAATATTTATATACCTTATTTATATCCAAATTATTAGGTATTTGTTACTCCGACAAATTTCTTTATATGAGCTATGGGTTCACCAGCTATTTTTTTAATATTTGCTCTAAGGACCCTAGAAACTAATTTAATTTGGCTTACAAGTACATATTCAATATTATAAGTCATACCTTCAAGCCAAAATACTCCAGTTTTAGAATCATTTTCGATATTAAAAGATAAACCTTCTCCCCAATAAACAGCCATATTTTAACTCCAATTTTGTACGTTAATCCAACCTACACTACCATCACAATCCACATACGCTTCTAAAACAGCATCATCGGTTACAGCGTTTGTTGTACCCGTAAGTGTTTCCCAATTCCCCACGGCTGCCGTCATCGTATCGAGAGCCACATCTGCTATAGCTTGTGTGATCCCCGCAGCATTATTTACTCGCAACATGAGACGAGGTTCACTACCGACATAATTTACCCCTCCAGCATCTCCAACAGCGGACTTTCTCACGCGCACGGTAAATGTTGCAGTATTTCCATTTGCGACTTTCTTCCGCATGAGACTGGACGTGAGCTTGAAAGTTGGGGCACGCTGACATTTTGGAGTGACTCTTTCGCTCACTCCGCTTCCGTCGTAAACGACGGCATCCGTTTGAATCAAACCGTTCCGCCGATACGTTCGATGAGATCCCGCCGTCTGCGCCCACTTCGCAAAATGAATTTCACTATACCTGTCTAAATCAGGGTACCAGAAATCGTTCCCGCTAATACCATCCCCAGTACCAGTCTGCACAGGAGTACCGGAGTTAAGCTTGCAGTTATCGAACACCGTGTTAAAAAGAACACTCGCACAGTATATTGCCATGTCGTAAGAAGCGTGCGCCGTGACCAACCCAAACGTGCAATTCTCGAACCGCATGTTGTAGATGTAACATGCGTTGTTCAGGTAGAAACCGTAGTTCACCGGATACGTGGCATCCCCCTCCCAAGCGCAGCCTCTGAAAGTTATTCCGTAAAGATAGTCACCATCGGCGTCAAACCTGCCGGAAAGAGCGCAATTAAGAAACAGAACTCTTTTGTACGTGCCGCTCACACCAATAGAAATGCCGTTGCTGCTCCGCCAACTTGTGAAGCTTTCGATGGTGACTCCTTCGAAAGACGTGGCTGTCACGGCCAGATGAGCCTCGTTCGAGTGGAGGACGTTGTAAGAACAGACCGCAGTGGCGGCCCACGCGCCATCGAAATTCGGGTAGCGCATCGACGTAAAAGTATTGTACGAGCAGTTTCCCAAACAGGCCGTGATATAGAGCTGGTACATGCCCGCGAAAATGTTGTAGGTAACTACTCCCGCCGCCGGAATGGTGGTGATCTTCACCGCGGTGTTCGATGCGGACACCGTATAAATCGTATTGTAAGAAAACGTCAGAGTGGACGAAGCCAACAGGTAGAAAGAGCCATACACCGGGCTACCTGGCGCAAAAGTGTGAATAGCGCAGTACTGAATGTCTGCGGCCGTTACGGAAAGCTTTACGCCGCGCTTGTTGTCGTCGCTCATCCCTATCCAATAAAACTCCGCATAACTCCAGTTGAGTGTACCCGCAGTCGCACGCATATAAAAGGTGTTCGTGGAACTTGCTCCGTGGAGCTTCACGTTGCGGGAAAGCAGCGCGACCTCTCCCACATAGGGGGCCGTTCCGGAATGAGCGTTCGCCACGCCTCCTCCGGCACCCGCGAATCCATGCACCGTAAGTGTCGTGCCTGCGGCGTCTCCGTCCAAATCTCCCTTCTCGTGCTGACTGTACGTGGTGGTGGTCGATGGAAGGAAAATCTCGTCCCCGCTTTTCCAACCCGTGCTGACATCGGTGGTGAGCGAGGTCCCGTTCACCAGAACGTTCGCCGCCAGCTTCGCGGAAACGTAGGTGCGCGTGATCCCGTAAGCGTTGAACGTCCCGCCGTACATAATCAGGCCGTACTGGCACGCGCTGGCACAGTCGAACTCGATCACCGCAGTACTGTTCACGGGAATTCTCGTTCCACTAGTTCCCAAACTCAACGTGGACCCGGGCCAGAGCGTCAGATCACCTGAGAGCTTCAGATAATAGGCAATCCCTCCTGTAGTGCCGAAAGTGAGTTCTCCATTGTGGCCGATGTCGATAGGGCCGTGATCCGTGGCGGCGGTGTTGTCCATCGTCACGGTGATTGCGGAAGCGGCCTGACCAGTAATGTAAATAACATCGGCAGCTTGAGGTGGTCCATAATCCGCGTTCAGAAGAATCAAACGTGTCCAATTTCCGGCAGTAGCATCTCTATTAAATGTGGCATTACCAGCAGAAGAACTTTTTACCCCAACTTTATATGCTACACCACCATCAGCCGTTAATGCTATTGCAAACATAAATCTAAGGTACGAAGCCGTTACAGGTAAATCACTTGCATTAACTACAACTTCTCGGGTATATGTTGCGATAGTTGTATATAACCTACCTGCATCTACACCAACAAAAGTATAACCAGCAGTTAATCCAACGGCAGCATTTGAAACAGCTAAACCTTTCCAATTATAATCGTCCGCTGTAACAATATTTTGTACTAACCAATTTATTCCGCTATCTGCTGAAGCATATATTCTTCCATTATTAACCATAGCCAATAAACGAGTTCCCGTACTATCCGAAGCCACAGCTACCCAATTTTTACTTTCATTTACTCCAGTTGGTCTTTTTTCTACCCAATTAACTCCGCTATCCGATGATACCCAAACTCTACCATTTTCTATAGCAGCAATTAAAAAACTACCATCCGTATCCGAAGCTACAGCAATCCAATTATTATTAGCATCAATAGTATCAGGTTTACGCTCAGTCCAAGCTGCACCGCTATTTGCGGATGTCCATAATCTTCCACCATAATCGGCTGCTATAAGTGCGGAACCATCACTATCCGAAGCTACAGCTACCCAATTTTTATTAGCTACACCAGCAGGTTGTCTTTCAGTCCAAGCTACACCGCTATTTGCGGATGTCCATAATCTTCCACCATAATCACCAACAATAATATTGGAACCATCATCATCTAATGCTGCGGTTCTCCAATTTTTATCTGCTGCACCAGCAGGTTGTCTTTCAGTCCAAGCTACACCGCTATTTGCGGATGTCCACAATCTTCCACCATAATCACCAGCAATCAACAACGAACCGTCGTTATCTGAAGCTATTGCTCTCCAATTTTTATCTGCCGCACCAGCAGGTTGTCTTTCAGTCCAAGCTACACCGCTATTTGCGGATGTCCATAATCTTCCACCATAATCACCAGCAATTAAATTAGTTCCATCAACATCAATTCCTAAACCATACCAATTTTTATTTAAACCACCAGCAGGTTGTTTTTCATCAGCAATGGCATAGGCAGCTTGTGTAGGAGTATCTAAACCTATTGTTACAGTACCGGTGATGGTGGTTTGTTTACACATCATCATAATACCCGTTAGTACATCAGCATTTGTAGCCGTAATAGCCGTACTATTAACGTATGCTGTTGTGGTATTAGTTGTACTTGAATATGTTAATTGGATAGCATTAACACCAGCTTCCGGTTGACACCAAGTAGAATTGGTCATCCATGCAGATGAAGCTTTTGCTATAACATTAGCCATTATTTATTCCTTTATACATGTTCTACCATTACTAATTGTGGATTAAAATATGCTATATTAGCTGTTATCGCATTACCAAGAACTTGAATTACATCATCTACACCACTAGGAGCACTAGCAATCAATAACATATTTCCTGGTGTAGTTGTATCTAATACTAATAATGAACCTAATGTAGCCCAATTCCAAGCAGCATGATAAGCAAAACCACAAAGTAAGAAATTACCTGGTGAATTTTCAGCAATAGTGACATCAGCTACCATTCCCCAACATCCTGAAGTAGCAATTGCATTAGCATCACCAAGTTCCATTTTTCCATCCGAACCCATAAAACATACTTGCCCAAAAGATAATGCTGTTCCAGCAGTAAGAGTGCATGTTAAACCAGATACAGTATGATCGCTACTTAAAGCTGAATCAAAAGCAGATGGTCCAGCAGCACCAGATGGTCCAGTTAATCCTTGTGGTCCTGTAGGCCCTGATGGTCCAGTTAATCCTTGTGGTCCTGTAGGCCCTGATGGTCCAGTAGGACCATCGGGTCCTGTTAATCCTTGTGGTCCTGTAGGCCCTGATGGTCCAGTTAATCCTTGAGGACCTGTAGGCCCTGATGGTCCGGTTAATCCTTGAGGTCCTGATGGTCCTGTTAATCCTCGAGGACCAGTTGGACCTGATGGACCTGATGGTCCTGTTAATCCTTGAGGACCACTTGGTCCTTGAGGTCCGCCC